ATCAACTTACGAATAATGACTTATCTAATGTTGGATATATAACTAAAAAGTTATTTCCACATTGAATAAGATTATTAGTATGAAGCTTACAATTGTCTCCTGCTCCATACAAGAAGTTTGGGGCGAGAATAGCAGTTCTTTGAAAGGCTAACGGTATTTCATTTACCGTTCAGTACTTAAAAGAATGTACTAGAATCGTCCAACATTTTGTATCGGGCCACCCGGTATTCATCACTGATGTGATGCCGATTGGTCTAGCTGGAGGACTTCCAACTATAATACCTGGAACTTTAAGAACTCTATTGAGATCCAAAGATCCTAGTACTATAAGAGGAGTCTTGTCTACCTTGGCAGTTTATAGAATAATGAAAATGCCTTGTAAACTTAAGTTAGAGTCTATCACGGATCCTTTTAAAGGGATCTCTGATACTCTACCTAAATTCGAGGTCATTAACGGATTAGCAGCATTAGGTCTTGATATCCCGAAGGGGAGATCAAAACACCTTTTGACTTTATCTAATCCTATCATTTATCTATTATCTGCCGGGCCAAATCACTCTATATCAATGATGGGTATCTGAAAAGATATCTATGCTTGATATATAAGTCCATTATTCCCAACTCTTCTTTCCTTTATTGGAAGGATGAATAAGGGTAATGTTCTTATTGATTTGCTAAGATCCGAGGTTTCTCACTGAGAGGCAACAGGGGTTAAACCCTCTGTTAGTCCCTTAGATTTGAAACTAGGAAAACTAGCAATCAAAGAGGAAGCAGCCGGAAAGGCTAGAGTCTTCGCCATGGCGGATTCCATAACACAGAGTGTTATGGCTCCGCTGAACAGTTGAGTGTTTGCAAAGTTAAGAGACCTTCCTATGGATGGTACTTTTAACCAGCAAGCTCCTCTGAACAGATTAGTCAGTCTTTATAAAGACGGACTTCTCCATGACGTAGAATTCTATTCTTACGATCTGAGTTCTGCAACCGATAGGTTACCAATGGCTTTTCAAAAGCAGATTATATCCGTTTTATTTGGATCTAATTTTGCTAATGACTGAGCTACTCTTCTTGTTGGAAGAGACTGGTATCTTAAGGATATTCCTTATAGATATTCAGTTGGTCAGCCTATGGGTGCCTTATCATCAT